CAATTATTATTATAAAGTATTATCTAAATCATCAAACGATATTACTTTCAAAAGAAAAGACGAACCTGAATACTTTACTTCTTCAGATTCCTCTGGTTTATTTGCAGCCCTAACAAACGGTGCTACAGTAACTAGATATTGGGAATTCTATGATTTAGTAAACAAAGCTCCAGGTACTTCACCATATGTTACTCAACAAGGTGGTTCAAATGACGAACTTCACATTGTTGTAGTTGACGAAGATGGTGCAATTACAGGAACTAAAGGTGAGGTTTTAGAAGTGTTTGCTGCTTTATCAAAAGCTTCAGACGCTAAAGGCTCACAAGGTGACACAAATTACTACCCTACAGTAATTCAAAACAAATCGAATTACATTTACTGGATGGACCACAATTCATCTGGTAGTAACTGGGGTGAACCTGCTACTACATCATTTACAAATGTGACAGCAGTAAGTAATATTTCACTTCAAGCAGGTTCAAATGGTTCAGCTGCAACTACAGCACAAATGTTAACAGCATACGAAAAATTTGAAGATGCTGAAACTGTAGATGTAGGTCTAATCATTGCTGGTAAATGTGACGCAACACATGTTGACAACCTAATCACAATCGCAGAAAACAGAAAAGATGCTGTAGTATTTGCATCTCCTGAAAGAGAAGATGTGGTGGGTGTTGCAAGTGCAGCTTCACAAACAACTAATGTTGTAGGATTCTTTAATGGTATCCGTTCTTCTTCATATGTTGTGTTCGACAGTGGATACAAATATATGTACGACAGATATAATGACACATACAGATTTGTGCCATTAAACGGTGACATTGCAGGTCTATCAGCGAGAACTGACTTAATCGCAGACGCATGGTACTCACCAGCTGGTTTAAACCGAGGTGTTATTAGAGGTGCAGTTAAACTTGCATACAACCCTAATAAGACACAAAGAGATGACTTGTACAGAGCAAGAGTTAATCCTGTTGCTACTTTCCCAGGTCAAGGAACTGTGTTATTCGGTGACAAAACTGGTCTATCAGCACCATCAGCGTTTGATAGAATAAATGTTAGAAGACTTTTCATCACTTTAGAGAAGGCGATTGCAACAGCTTCTAAATTCCAATTGTTTGAATTCAATGATGAATTTACAAGAGCGAACTTTAGAAACATTGTAGAGCCATTCCTTAGAGAGGTACAAGGTCGAAGAGGTATCACAGACTTCTTAGTAGTGTGTGATGAAACAAACAACACAGGCGAAGTAATTGACCGTAATGAGTTTGTAGCAGAAATCTTTGTGAAACCTGCTAGAAGCATTAACTTCATTACACTTCAATTTATCGCAACTAGAACTGGCGTCAGCTTTGACGAAGTAGCTGGTGGTTAATAAAGGAGAATAAAACATGCCAAACATTAACGACTTTAAAGCTAAACTTGCAGGCGGCGGCGCTAGAGCCAATCAGTTTAAGGTAACTATGCCTTTTCCTGGTTACGCACAAGTTGGCGGAGAAATTGAAGACTTAGCGTTCTTATGTAGAGCAACATCATTACCAGGTATGACTGTACCTAGTTTTAATGTACCTTTTAGAGGTCGTTCTATTAAGATTGCTGGTGATAGAACAATCGAAGATTGGTCAATTACTGTACTAAACGATACAGATTTCAAACTAAGAAATGCGTTTGAAAGATGGTCGAATGGTATTAACAACATGACTGATAACGAAGGATTAACAAATCCTGCTGATTATCAAGTTGATGCGTTTGTTGACCAGTTAGATAGGAACGGTGCAACTATTAAGTCATACACTTTAAGAGGTGTATTTCCTACTACAATTGCTCCGATTGAATTGACATATGACGAAGCAACAGCGATTGAAGAATTTGCTGTTACTTTTGCATACCAATACTTTGAAACAAATACTACTACCTAAAAAGTAGATAAATAGTATTACATTAAAGTAATAAAAAGGAAACAATATTATGGCTGAATTATTTGGATTTTCTATCAAACGAGTAAAAGATACTCAGGATCCAAAGCAAAGCTTCACAGCACCACAGGCGGATGATGGTACACAAACCATCGCCGCCGGTGGTTATTTTGGGCAATACCTTGATATGGAAGGTAATGCCAAAACCGAAGCAGACTTAATCCGAAGATATAGAGAAATCGCATTACATCCAGAATGTGATATGGCAATCGAAGACATTATTAACGAAGCAGTTGTTAGTAATGAACTTAAAGATTCCGTAAAACTAAATCTGGAAAATTTACCTTATGGTAAAGAAGTAAGAAGAAAGATTGAAGACGAATTTAAAGAAGTATTGAGATTAATGAATTTCAATACCAGAGGGCACGACATTTTTAGAAGATGGTATGTTGATGGCCGAGTTTACTATCATAAGATTATTGATAGAAATTCACCAGTAAAAGGTATCACAGAACTTAGATACATTGACCCTCGTAAAATCAAAAAGATTAGAGAATTAAGAAAAAGAAGACCAGACGGAGTGGCAGTACCAGTTGGTGCTGGTATGGCTGATGAGTTTGAAGAATACTTTTTATTTAATGAAAAAGGTGTTACTAACTCAACTACTGCTGGTATTAAGATTGCCGTTGACGCAATTGCATTTACACCATCTGGTTTAATTGACCAGAACAAAAATATGGTGTTGTCTTATTTACATAAGGCAATTAAACCTGTCAATCAGTTAAGAATGATTGAAGATGCAACTGTTATTTACAGAATTGCAAGGGCACCAGAAAGAAGAATTTTTAAGATTGATGTAGGTAATTTACCTAAAGTTAAGGCTGAACAATATCTTAGAGATGTTATGGCCAAGTATCGTAACAAATTAGTTTATGATGCACAAACAGGTGAGATACGAGATGACAGAAACTATATGTCTATGCTTGAGGACTTTTGGTTACCAAGTAGAGAAGGCGGTAGAGGTACTGACATTACTACATTACCAGGCGGTCAAAACTTAGGTGAGATTGCAGACATTGAATACTTTAGAGCAAAACTTTATCGTTCTCTAAATGTACCAGTAAGTAGATTAGAAGGCTCACAAGGTTTTAATCTTGGCCGTTCTACTGAAATTACAAGAGATGAATTAAAGTTTACTAAATTTGTTCAAAGATTAAGAAAGAAATTTACTGAGTTATTTAATGACATTTTAAGAACTCAATTAGTCTTAAAGAAAGTTATCTCAGATGACGATTGGCATATTGTTAGAGATAGTATGATGTATGATTTCTTACAAGACGGACATTTTGCTGAACTAAAAGAAAGTGAAATGTTACTTGAAAGAATACGAATTGCGGACTCAATGAGAGATTATGTTGGTAAATATTATTCAGTAGAGTACATTAGAAAGAATGTGTTGAAACAATCTCAAAGAGATATTGAAGAGATTGACGCACAGATTAAACAAGAAGTTGAAGATGGCATTATTGCTGGACCGGAAGAAGATACCGGTTCTTTGACTTAATTAGGAGAAAACAATGAGTGAACATGTTAAAAAATTTGTAGATGATTTGGCAGCTGGTCAAAATGCGGATGCAGGCGAAGCGTTTAAAGATGCGTTAAGAGATAAAGTAGCAACATCTTTAGACCAAGCAAGAGTAGATATTGCAAAGAATATATTTAATGGAACTGAAGCAGAACATATCAGCGACCCTAAACCAGAATACGCAGGTCCAAATGATAGAACAGACGCTATCTTTGATGACCAAGGACAACAAATTGAGTTTGAGCCAAATAACAATCCACAGCCAGAAGCTGAGGCACCGGCAAATGAAACTCAGTAACTTAATGTCAGCACCAATTGACACTAAGACTTTTAATGAATTGCCACCTTTACATAAAGAGGTGGTCACTGACTTCTTTAAAGTATTAGATAAAGAAGAAGGTAATGTAATAGATAAACTTGAAACGGCAGTTGATAAGACTGCTAGTTTTCATAATGTTAATACAGATGTGTTGTACAACTATATTGATAAAGAAGTTGACGCACAATTAGGAGTATAAACAAATGGCATGGGTAACTGTTCCAGGTTCAAACGGAGTTTGGGAGTATGATAACGCTGCTACTATCAGCGACACATATCCGGATTCAGCTGATGGTGCAAACTCAACTATCTCTGGTGGTATAAGAACATTTACAAAACCAGATGTTGGTGGTACAGTGCAAGTTTATATTAAAACTAGAAAAGTAGGTGAAACTACTTTGCGTGGTGAGTTATCAAAAACTTTTTATGACAGCACTTCAGGACATATAGGATAATAAAATGGCAGATACAGTAAGTACACAGACAATTGTAGATACAACTGGTGTTAAGTATGTAACTAAATTAACTAATTTTTCAGACGGCACAGGCGAGAGTTTAGTTACCAAAGTTGATGCATCAGCTACAACATTTATGACCGAAGACGGTACTAAGAAGATTAGTAAAGTATGGTATTCTGTCAATACAACTAACAACAAATCAGCGGTTGAGTTATTGTGGGGTGGAACTACTAACGCAACTGCTCTAATATTATCTGGTAATGGTTATTGGGACTTTAGAGATGCAGGTAATGAACTGCCAAATAATGCGACCAGCCCTACCGGAGATGTACTACTTTCAACCAGAAACTTTGCAAATGGTGACAACTACACAATTATTGTAGAGTTTAGGTAAAAAGTTGTATAAATATTAGATACAAAGCAAAGAGAGAGTAATATGAAGTTAATTTCGGAAGAAGTATTAGACGCACAATATATTGTTGAAGAAAACGAAGGTAAGAAAGAATACAAAATTAGAGGTATTTTTCTACAGTCTGATATTAAAAACAGAAATGGTCGTATCTACGAAAACGCTGTACTATCAAAAGAGGTAGACAGATACAATAGAGAATTTATCCAAAAAGGCAGAGCATTTGGTGAGTTAGGTCATCCTGACGGACCGACTGTCAACTTGGAAAGAGTTTCGCACATGATTAAAGCACTTACTCCAGAGGGTAAGAACTTTATCGGTGAAGCGAAAATCATGGACACTCCATACGGTAAGATTGTAAAAAACCTTATTGATGAGGGGGCAACACTTGGTGTTTCTTCTCGTGGTATGGGTTCCTTGGTGCAAAAAGGTGGTGCTAACTATGTTGGAAAAGACTTCTACTTAGCTACTGCTGCCGACATTGTTGCAGACCCTAGCGCTCCAGACGCTTTCGTTGAAGGTATTATGGAAAGCAAAGAATGGGTATGGAATAATGGTATATTAGTTGAAAAGGATATTGAAGCTTGGAAGAAAGAAATCCAGAGTGCTAAAGCACGAGCTTTAGATGAAGCAAAGGTAAAAGTGTTCTCGGACTTTCTTAGAAAACTTTAAAGTTATAAATATCAATAAGAAAGAAAAATTAATTAATTTTTTTAAAATATAAAAAGGGAGATTTCTCAATGGCCGATACAGAAGCTAAAAATTTAGAGGCGTTAGAAGCACAAGCGGTGGCGGAAGCAGCTGCTGATGCTCCTAAAAAGAATGCTGTAGCGGCTGAGCCAACTCACCTGTCAAATGAGGCAGAAGATTTAGGTCCAGCTGTGGTAAAACCAACAGACAGCAATCCTGACGCAACTAAAAAAACTAGTAAAGTTTCTGACAAAATTAGCGCTACTGCTGACAAGGGTGGAACTCCAGACACAGCTGGCAAACCGGACACGGACGCTGGCGTGACTAAGATTTCACATCCAGGTCAAAGTGCTAAAGTCGAAGAAACTGAAAAGTCAGATGAAGAAGTTGTTAACGAAGGCGAAATGCCAGACGGTCTAAAAAAATACTTAGACAAAAAGGCAGACAAGAAAGACGACAAAGAGGAAGGTTACGGAATGAAAACCGCTTCAAAACATATGAAGAAGGAAGAAATTGATGTAACTGAACATGTTGACGCTCTTGTTGCCGGCGAAGCAGATTTATCTGAAGAGTTTAAACAAAAAGCTGCGACAGTATTCGAAGCTGCTATTAAATCAAAAGTAGCAGAAATTGAAGAATACTTGGAAGCTGATTACAATAAGAAATTCGAAGAAGAAACTTCTAAGAATAAAGCTGAGTTAGTTGAAAAAGTGGATTCATACTTGAACTATGTAGTTGAAGAATGGATGAAAGAAAACGAACTTGCTTTAGAAAGAGGTATCAAAGGCGAAATCGCTGAGGACTTTATCTCAGGTCTTAAAAAGTTGTTTGAAGACCATTACATTGATGTTCCAGATGAGAAGTACAATGTATTGGAAGACCAAGCATCTAAGATTGAAGACTTAGAGAAAAAACTCAACGAAACAATCGAAAAGAATGTTGACCTTAAAAAACAAAATTCTGTTTTCGAAGCAAAGCAAATCATTGCTGAACAAGCATACGATTTAGCAGACACTTCAAAAGAGAAGTTTTTTAAGTTGACTGAAGAGATTGAATACTCAGACGCTGAAGATTTCAAAAACAAAGTAGCTACTATTAAGGAAAGTTATTTTGGTAAGAAATCAGAAACATCTGAGCAGCTAGATGATGTGGCGGCAGGTTCGTCAACAGATAATGTTGACTTATCAAATGCAATGGCTGCTTATACTGCTGCTATTAGTAAAACTAAAGACATGAAATTGTCTATTAAGTAATAATA